CAGCCTCAGCAATTTTAGCTCGCAACTCATCTTTAGTTCTTATTTCACCTGAGGTAAAGTCGGATAGCTCTTCATCGGTTCTATCATCTTTTAGATAGGATTTCAACTCATCATTTATTAAAAAAGTTCTTCTTGCAAGTTTTGACGATTGACTACCCCTGTCTTGAGCTATACGCAAATCAGTTTTTTCTTTTGTATTAGCTTCTGAATTTTTCTTATCAATTAAATCCATTAACCATTTTGCTGCCAGTAGGCCGCCAACAATTGACAAAAATACTGGATTTGTTAGTAAAGGCAATAATACACGAAATGCGGTGCCTATACCCTTAATAACATCTAAGCCAAGGCCAAATACTTTTACTAAATTATCTGGGGAAAATAATGTTGCTAATGTTCCAGTGATTGCTGAAGCAATTGTTGCGCCAAGTGTTAATAGTGGTGCAAAAAGTGTTGATAATAATCCTAATATACCACCTTCTTTTTTTTCTTCCTTTTTATCACCAACTAGCGTAGGACTAGTTTTAAATTTTTCTTTTCCAAATTGTGATTCGTAAGATGCTTCTCTTTCTCCTGATTTTTTAAAGTACATGTCTGTACCTTTAGCTGCAGTTCCGCCTTGTAATTTAACCAGCTTCTGTATATTTTGGCGCATCACATTCATATCTCTTGCAATATCTGGCAAGACCATTGAGTTTTTAGCAGAAAGTTTGGAGTTTATTTTAACATCTTTTGTTTCACCAATAAGTACATCTAACTTTGTTTCTAAAGCATTACTAGATAATGAATCACTGCCTAAACTGGCAACTTTTCCACCAGATTTAATTGGTGTTGCACTATACGATTTAAATAATGATGGTAAAGCAGCAGCCATAAATCCTTTTTGATTAAAGAATTGCCTTGGATCCACTTTTTCAAGCGCTCGTTTACCTAAAGTGGATGCTAGTCCGCCACCCTTAGATTTTTCGGCTTTGTAAATCTCTGCTAATCTGGACTGTTTATCTGCCATTTATTTTCTCGCTTGCTGTTGAGCTTTTAATCGTTCTTTTTCTTCTTCTAAAAATTTCACTAACATATCAATGTAAACTTGTCTTTCCCAAGGTATCATATTATCCAATTCAGTCAAACTATACTTGTGATGTTGCATTAAAGCAAAGTTAGTTTGAAAGTAATTACCTAAGGTATCATAACCAAATATTATACGAAAAAATTTTGGATGCCTTCTACGACAATCTTTTCTTCATATCCACATTTACCACATTTAAAATCCAAAGGCCTTGAAATCTTTGGCATGGTAGTAAAAAACTTTTGAATTTTTTCAAGATCATCTTGTTGCATACTTTCTAAAAACTCCATCAGTTCTTCTTGTGTGGAATCTTTGGCATAGTATATTTGATCTGCATCATAAACATAATCAATGCACTTAATGATCATATCTATGACCACTTCAATGTTTTCATCTTGTAAATTCTTTGTATTGCCAATCATTTTTAAAGTTGGATACTTCATTACAATACCTAGTTTGTCACTAATTTCAATTTTATTGTTATGTTCTTCGCTTCGTGTAGGTTCAATTTCAAGAAGATGTAGATCAAATTTAACCAAACCACCACAAACTTTGTCTTCATCCTTATCATCCTTAACGATATTATTGCAGTTGTATTTTAAGTTCACAACTTCACCAACAGACCTAGCACGAAGCTGCATGAATAAGTATTCAAGGTCAAATGTTGGCAAATCATCAACATCTATATCGGTGATAATGCAGTTATTTAAAACTTGTTTGACAACATCAATAGTCTCTTTCTCATCAGCTGCTTGTGCTGCCATCAGAAATAGTTTTTGTTCTTTTACAAGAAACGGTCTATATTTTATTTTCTTACCCGATGAAATCAAAGTTGTTTCATACGTTGGCACATCAATTTTTGGTAACGCCATTTTATATCCTCATAGTATGTTAAAAAATAGTTCCTGCTAAAGGTGCAACCAAAGCATTGCTAATGGATTGCCCAGCTTTATCAAAGAATTTTGAAGCTTTAACTCCAAACAAAGCAGCAGCTGCGGCCGCAAGATCATAGCTGCCAGAATATACCACACGGTATTTTTGGTATGTAAATTGAACCGAAACACGGTGAAAACCTTCTTCGCTCCAAGATAGTGGTTGAGATGCAACTGAAATAGGAAAAGCATCCATTAATTCTATAATAAATATTTTTTTAATAAAATCATCATATTGGATGATTTGAATATTTGTCATATACCTTGTGTCTTCATCCTTTGAGTATCTTAGATTGTTTGTGTCTGTTGGCATAATTGCTTCCATCCATCGTTCAAACAATTTACGTTCATAGAATTCATTTGTACATACAAATGTTAATGTTGTTTCAGTATATTGTGTTTGATATGGTACTTTAAATCCAGGCCCATATATTTTAACATCTTGTGTTAACAATGTTTTTCCAGGTAATTCAGCTGATTCACATTGTAATGCCAGATATCTAGAAAGTGCGGGATTTGAAGTTTTGGTTTCATCTCTGCCGTTGCCTGTAATACTATTAATATCAGCTGTAATATCTGCAATGATATTATTTGGTATATTAAAAAACTTTTCCAAAGCTGATGATGAAATAAAATCACCAATATATTTTGGAATAGGAAGAATGACTTCGTATCGACTTGGTCTGGCCAGTCCATCTTTAGTTTTAATGTTTGATAGAAATAGTTGTGGTGAGAATGACATTAAAATTGTTCCTGAGATTCGGCGTAAACTTTACTTGCTGTTGCACCAACAAAACTTTCCATTGGTAATAATGCAGCTATGTCCCACTCGTCAGCAGATATTTCCATAAACCTTGATTGTATCTGACTAAAGAGATATCGTTTAATACAAGGCTGTGCTTCAAATATCTTTGAAGCGGAAGCTAAAGTGGCATAACTTAACCTTAACTTTGTAGTCTTATCAAAGTTGGTATTGTTTGCATAGTCACTCAATTTATCCAATAAAATAATTCGTTGCTTTGGGTGAATGTAATGTAGATTCAACCCTAAAAATCCGTCATTATATTGTTCTATTGGTAATACCAATGGAAACCGGTCGTAGTATGGCATCGAATCTTTTGTCTTTGGATCATAAAAGTAAAAATACATCTTGCCAATTATGGTCGAATCACGTAGACGGGTTTTATCCTGTAATAACGCTTGGCGTGTTGGCTTCAATTCAGTTACCTTAGATTTTAGCCATGCCCGTGCTTGGTTTGTTCTTGGAGTCAAACCTTGTTTTCTTAACGATTGATTTATTCTGTCTAGTAAATACGCCATGTTCTATTTATATCAAAGACCAAGTTCTTTTTCCGTGATAACTTTGAACTGCCATCCATGTTCTCTACAGAAAAGGTCTGCAGCTCGCCATTTCTCCTGATTGACCGCATATGTTGCTGCCTCTTGAATGAATCTTTTGGTCTTGCGTTTTTGCACAGGCATCTTGGTTTGAGCCAATGGTTTCACCTCTAATATATAAGTGGTGACCTTACCATCTTTTAAACGCATCTTTACAATGAAGTCTGGAAAGTATCTGTGCGTTTTGTTGTCTATGGGAGACACGTATGGTATCGTTAGCTCTTCGGATGCCCACCAAATAACATTTGGATGGTCATCAAAATACTTCATAACCCTTAATTCCCAGTTGGAACGATATATGATATTTTTTGAATTTCCATTGTACTTGGATGGGTTCTTTGGTAAAAAAGTTCCTTTATATGACATAAATAGTATCTAGGCAACCAAAAGGCATAAAATGGCACTTTTTTCACTAACAGACATAAAATTTCTTTCTTCGGATAATAGGGGATCCAACTTAACTGATTTCAGTTTAAATAATAAAAGATATCCAATAGACCTTGGCTCGACTGATAAAGGACATTATATAATGTTCTATATATTCACACAAAATAGAACTCAGGTTGGCCAAACTAGTCAAACAAACACATCACAAAACTTTCAAAATATAGCTACTGATCCTAACACAAATATTGGAGCCGAAGGACAAGATGTACAAGAAAGTGTATCAGGTACATATAGTTCCACAGTTGATGATTCAATATTAGGAAAGGTCTTTAGAGAAGAGCTCTCTCAAACTACTAAAGATGTTTTCAATACGCTTCTATCATCTACACCTGGTCCAGATCAAAATCTATTAGCAAAGGGTAATTTTTTCAGAACTATAACAAAAACAAAAGATACAATTGCTTTGTACATGCCAGATACTTTGGCCTTTGACTATCAACAAGCTTATAGTAATTTGAATGTTACTAAAGAATTAGGAAATTTAGGAATGGCTGCACAAGCTGGCGCTTCAACTTATGATGCATATAGAAAAACAGGAAGTATTTCTTCTGCGGCAAAAAATGCTGCTCCGTTTGCAGCTGAACTTGCTAGAGAGGCTGGACTTCCAGGTAGTAAAGTTTTGTTTAGTGCTTTAAGTGCTGTTACGGGTGGTGCTTTAGCTATAAATCCTCAACTAGAATTAATATATGAAGGAACAGATTTTAGAAGTTTTAGGTTTTCTTTTATGTTTTATCCAAGAAGCAAAAAAGAAGCTATAGAAATTTTAGACATTATTGATTCATTTACATTCCATCAAGCGCCAGAAATTTTATCTTCGTCTTTTGGAAGATATTTGGTTCCTCCATCAGAATTTGAAATTGAATTTCGATATAATGGAGGAATAAATCCTAACATACCAAAGGTAGCTCCTTGCGTTTTAACAAGTATAAGTGTTGACTATGCACCTAGTGGATTTGCTTCATATGAAACACTACTGAGTGCAAATAAACCAGAACGAGGTGGAACCGGCATGCCTGTTGCTATTCGTATGGATCTATCATTCAAAGAAACTCGAATTATTACTAAACAATTCTTGAAGGGTGAAAGAGAAGAAAAATACAATAGTCCATTTGGAAGCACTGGTGGCGGATCTACTGATAGTGTAAGCCAAGGAAATTCAGTAAGTTCCACTCAAATAGATTCTGCAGGTTTTACCTTAGCCTCAGATATAGACGATCTCAGCATTGGGCTTGAAAATAACGCAACAGCTGATACCGAATATGAAGAAGCTACTGATGATTTTGCATTGGGTAGTGAAAATTATACTGAAGAAGATATTGGTAACTTAGATTAAGGTTAATTAAGATGGCAAACTATTTCAATTTTTTTCCAAAAACAGCATATTATAAAAATAAAGATTCAACATCACTAGATGTTATAACTAATATTACAGCTAGATATAATTTTAGTAATGATTTGAAAAAAAACTCAGCTGCGTATTACAAATATAAAGTAAAAGATGGTGATACGCCAGAAAATTTGGCATTTAAGATTTACGGTTCTTCTGAAAGACATTGGATAATTTTAACAATGAATGACATTGTAGATCCAATTTATGAATGGCCTCTTTCACAAAGATCGATAGCTAAATTTATTGAATCAAAATATTCATCGCCAAGTTTTTCGGATACAGCAAACACAGAGGTTAGTGGCACAACTTGGGCAAAAAATAATATTCAAGCTTATTACAAAATTGAAACAAGAACTGATCTTTCAAATGGCTTGTTTAAAAAAAGTACAATTACAGTTGATGCAAATACTTACAACAATGTTATTATATCAACAACAAACTATACCTTAACAGATGGAACACCTTTGAGAGTTGTGGTATCAAAAGAAACAGAAAACTATTATGATTATGAAACTCAATTAAATGAAAATAAAAGAGAAATAATAATTTTAAAACCTGAATTTTCAAAAGAAGTTGATGAAGAATTTAAAAGAATAATGGGTGACTCTCTATGAGTGATTTTAATTTAAGACAATCCACAGACTATAGAATTAATGAATTAACTTTAGTTACAAAAGGTGGCAAAATAGATATACGCCAAATGTTTGAAGAAATTAACATATATGAAAGTATGTTAGCTCCCTGCATTTCTGGTGATATTATCATTAGTGATGCCATAGGATTGTCTTCTCAATTGTTAATTGATGGATCAGAATTACTTTTGATTGATATAGATAAGGGTACTGGCTTTGGTAATATTAAACGAGCCTTTAGAATTTATAAACAATCGGATAGAAAAAATAAGAATCAAACAAGTGAGATTTATGTTTTAAAATTTGCTTCTGAAGAAATTATTTTGTCTGAACAACAAACATTGTCAGAGTGTTATAAAGGAACTTATACCGATATAGTTAAAAAAATACTAGTCAATAAATTAAAAGTTTCTGGAAACAATTTTAAAGAAAGAAATTTTGAAAAATCAGTAGGTGCAATTGATGTAATTATACCCACGTTAAAACCTTTTGATGCTATAAATTGGTGTTCAAAGAGGGCAATTGATTCAAAAGGACAACCAACATTTTTGTTTTTTGAAAACGATGGTGGTTATAATTTTACAACCTTGTCAAAAATTATGCAACAAGAACCTATATTTTCTGTAAACTTTGATGTTAAAAATTTAAGTGATGAAAATGGAGATCAAAACTTAAAGGCTGAATTGCTTGGTGCTAGAGCTATGGAAGTTATAAGTCAATTTGATTTTATTAAGAATACTCAAGCTGGTGTTTTTGCTGGAACATATGTTGGAATAGATCCACTAACTAGGCAAATAATACCTGAAAAGAAAACTTTTAATACTTCATATGGATCAACAAGTCATGCTAACAGAAATCCTAATTTGCCAATTGATACGAATAAATTAAATAAAACAAACTCACAAATGGATCAGTCTAGAGTAGTTTATCATTTAACAACTGGACCAAGAAATCAATCTGAATGGATTAAAAACGGAGAGCCAGGATCTTTAACTACTGATGATGTTCCACAGAAGTACTCATATGCTAGAAAAGCAATATTTCAAAATTTTACAGCTCAAAGATTGAAGTTAGCTTTACCTGGAAACTTTTTGATATCTCCAGGTAAAACTATTAATTTAGATGTTCCAAAACGATCTTTTAATACTAGGGGTGCAGATAACTCTGATGTAACATTAAAAGGAAAATATGCTATTCTTTCAACAAGGCATATTATAAAATACAAGATGTTTGAAACTATTGTGGAGGTTGTAACTGATTCTTCTGCCAAACCAATTGTTGCGGCTAATAGAGAATTATCACAAATTTTAGGGAGTTATTGAAAATGTATGGATTAGATTCACCAAATCCAAATAATTGGACAGCTGTTATTGAAAGTTATGATGATCCTTTAAAGAGCGGAAGGCTTCGGGTTCGAATTAACGGATTTCACAATCTTGATAAAACAATTTTACCAACGGAAGATTTACAATGGGCTCAAGTTGCTGTGCCTGTTAATGGGTCAACAACAACTCACTCACCAAAGGTTGGAGATTGGGTTATTGGTTTTTTCCTTGATGGAACTGACGCTCAATTTCCAATTGTAACTCATGTTCTTCCAGGTATCAATACTGTGCTTGTTAAACAACCAGTTGGTGCACCTCGTATGCCAGCTGGTCAAATTTATGACAGGCCTGGCCAACCATCTTTGCCACCATTAGGTAGAGGCGTTGTGCAATTTACTGCTATAGATACTTCAAATAGAAGTAGAGCACACGTTTGTGATATTTCATATGAGGTTGATCAAACTGTTTCTGCCATAAAAACTCTTTTTGGTCCAGTGTTTGATGTAATTAGAAAACTTATCAATGCTGCCATTGGTGCTACGTGTCTTGATCCAACTGGAATTTCAAAAACGATTGTAGATATAGTTAGAAAAGTTACTGCTTTTATAAAAGAGTTTACTAGAGTGGTAAAAGAAGTACAAAAAACTGTTAGTGGTTGGCTGGAAGTTGCTAGAAAAGTGAGAGCAATGATTGATTACATTCTCAGTTTACCAGCAAAAGCAGCAGCTTTTTTTACAGATTGTGTAAGAAAATTTACAGCAATTTTAAGAAAAGGCCTTAAAGATTTATTTACGGATTTGGTTGGTGATGTAGAGATTGGCGGTATTGGAGAAATAATAACTGCTGTACAAGAAGGTGCTGACGCCGTTCAAGATTTAGCAAGCTCAGGCGCAAGACTTATTGCAACAGTTCAACCTGCAACTTTAGCAGCAGTAATTCTTTCACCAACAAGTCAATCTGAAGTTGATGCTGCAGGCGTAGCTATGAACAAATTAATTAGTGATGCAGGCCCAATAAATAGTCCACTTGATGTTGGCCAAGGACCTTGATATAAAAGTGAAATAATAAAATATGTCAGATACATTTATACCTTATGTGAGAGAAGTGGATCCCGAAAGGCCTCCTGAAGACTATGGATGGACTGAGCCGGAATCTCCTGCTTCAATAGAATATCCACCAAAATATCCATTTAATAATATTACACAAACTCCATCTGGACATATGTTTGAGATGGATGATACTCCTGGCGGAGAAAGAATACGTATACACCATCGTTCAGGAACATTTACAGAAATGCATCCAAATGGTGATGAAGTACATAAAATTTATGGTGATGGTTATGAAATTATTACCAAAAATAAAAATGTTTTAATTAGTGGCGTTTGTAATATTACAATTGAGGGAGATTCTCTCTTGCATGTTAAGGGCAATAGAAAAGAATTGATTGACGGTGATTACAGTATTGTTGTTAAGGGTGATTATACCGTTACAGCTCAAGAAACTGCCAGCATAACATCAAAAGATACAGTCAGTCTTATGGGAGATACATTGTCACTTAGAACTCCTGACGTAGTTATTACCGGTAACATGGTTGTCGATGGCGCCTTAGACGCATATACAGTTAGCTGTGCTACACTTACTGCCAGGGCTGGTGTTAGCTGTGGACTAGGAGATCCAGGTAATCCATTAAAAGGCCAAATTCCAGTTCTGCCTACAGGCATTTTTTCTTCGACAACAATTACTGCTTTGCTTGCTGTTGCAGCTCCACTAGGAACTTTTGGATTAATGAGTTCAGTATTAATGACCGATACGATAAATACTGCACTACATAATTGCCACATTCATGTGGGCTTCAAAGGACCTACAGGTCCACCAATTCCAAAAATGATTTAAGGATATATTATGGCGACTCTTTTTGATAGAACAGGTTTTAATTTTACCGACACCAGTGGCACAATAACTACATTACCAAATACAGCTGTTCAACAATTGAATACGGCGCCAGCATTGGTACCAAATCAATGGATGAGAGATGATTTGATAAATGATGATACTACTGGTTATTATGTGAACCCTGTAGCTAATTCATGTAACATTATTTGGACCACGGCAAACACTCTAGTGAGCATTGCAAATAATTTACAAGGTGCTGCTAATACAACACCGCTGTGGACAACAATCTATACAACATTAGGAAATATTGTTGATGCCAATACCGAAATGGTTCAATTTATAAACCACACAAATAGAATTTCTGGTGTAGTTCCAATTACTGCAAATACAGACGCAGCCGATAAACCACATCTTGAACAAGCCATGCAAATTGGTCGAGCATTAACATATGTAATATATCAAGTAGATGGTCGTGAAGACAATGCACCCATGCTAGGCAGTTTTACTAGCATTTTGGTGGCAAATACAATTAGTAATTATGCTAATACAATTGTGACATATCCAAATACAGTTAATAATAGTATTAGTACGACAATTGATCCTATCACATTTGATCCAATAAACACTTCAAATTTAACATATAATACAGTAAATTCAATTGCTGAATTTGCAAATACTTTATATACTTTGTTACATGACAGGCGGGTACATGATGAGAATTTTTATACAAAATCAAATCAATTGGTTAACGAAGCTAAAAATATACGCAGATATGAAAATTTAGGAGCATCTGAAGACAATCTAGTTCAAAATCTTATTGGAAGTGATAAATTAAAATCTAGGCTTGCTAACCAGTGACATAAATAGAAAATGGCAACAACAATAATAACAACAACTAGAGAATGGCGAGATTTAGATTTAAATTTCAATATTCATCCAATCCGTAAAGACATTAACAAACACAGGGCTGAGTTTGCGGTAATTAATTCCATTAAGAATTTAATTTTAACTAATCACTATGAGATCCCTTTTCAACCAGAAATTGGATGTAATATTCGAAAGCTTTTGTTTGAACCATTGGATATGATCACAGCATCTTTAATTGACCGTGAAATTGTAGAAACAATAAACAATTTTGAGCCAAGAGCAAATGTTACAAAAATTGTTGTTTCTCCAGATTTCGATAATAATGGTTTTAAAGTTGAATTATTGTTTCAAATTATTAATAGAACCGATCCGATAGCAATCAAATTTTTCTTAGAGCGAGTCCGATAAATGGCAGATAATCGTTTACAAGTTGCAGAACTTGATTTTGATACAATCAAAACCAATTTAAAAACATATTTAAAACAACAAACGGAATTTCAAGATTACGATTTTGAAGGCTCTGGGCTTAATGTTTTAATTAATCTTTTAGCATATAATACTCATTATAATGCATACTATCTTAATATGGTAGCTAATGAATCATTTTTAGATACAGCTTTATTGAGAGATTCTGTTGTTTCACATGCTAAAACATTAGGATATGTTCCTTATTCTAAAACATCAGCTACAGCAGTTATTGATTTAACGATAGAAACCAATAGTACAACAATTGATACTGTAACAATACCCAAAGGTTTTGTGTTTATATCCAGCCCTAGTGATAATCAATCTTATAATTTTGCTGTTATGGGTGACACAACGGTTACAAAAAGTGGAACAAAATATTTTTTTGAGGGATTAGAAATTAAAGAAGGTGAATTTGTATCTTATTCTTTTACACAAAACGACGGAGAAAATCCAAAAGCTATTTTTGAAATTCCTGATTCTAATATTGATACAAATACTATTTCTGTATCTGTTAGGCCGTCTTCAAGCAATTCACAAATAAGTATTTTTAATAAAGCTACGGATATTTTAGATGTTACAAACTCATCTGAAGTATATTTTTTACAAGAATCTAAAGGCGGCAAATATAAAATTTATTTTGGTGACGATGTTATTGGTAAAAAAATTAATGATGGTGCAATAATTAATTTAACATATCTGTCAACAAATGGCCCTGCCGCAAATAAATCTTTAAGTTTTACTGTGGGTGCTCCTATTTCTGGATATACCGATATTACTATTACCACTTTAAGTGCTGCAGCTGGTGGAAAAAATAGAGAAACAGTTAATGAAATTAAATACAATGCTGTAACTCAATTTGCTACACAAAATAGATTAGTCACTTTTAAAGATTACGAATCTTACATTATTAAAAATTATCCATCACTAGATTCTATTTCAGTTTGGGGTGGCGAAGAAGAAACTCCTCCAGTTTATGGCAAAGTTTATATATCCATTAAACCAAAAACAGATTACTATATTTCTGAAACTGAAAAACAAAGAATTTTAAATGATATCGTTAAGCCAAAATCTATTGTTTCCGTTCAAGCAGAATTTAAAGATCCTGAATTCTTGTACTTATTGATTAACAATACCATACAGTATGATCCTAAGAAAACAACTGTAAGTGCGGATGGCATTAAAAATAATATTAGAAACGCCATCATAGCATACAGAAATTCAAAATTAAATAAATTTGGTGCTAAATTTATTTTGTCTAAGATGCAAGATTCAATTGATTCTACAAATTTAAATTCTATTGTTGGCTCCGAATCTGTTGTTAGGTTACAGAAAAGATTTTTGCCTATTTTGAATCAATCTAAAAATTACGCAATCGATTTTAATGCACCTTTAAAACGTGGTACAATTACAAATAAACTAACATCAACCAGTTTTAATGTTTTGGATGTGGATGGTATTGAAAGAACTGTTATCTTTGATGAAATACCACAGTCATCTTCAGGCATTACCTCAATCGGTGTTACTGATGCGGGTACAGGCTATACCTCTGCACCAACAGTAACCATCACAGGCGATGGTACTGGTGCAACAGCTGAAGCCATTATTGTTAACGGCAGAGTTCAGAATATTAATATTGTGGATCGTGGAACCGATTACACACGAGCTGTAGTAACAGTTACCGGTGGTGATGGATATGGAGCTTCAGCCGTTGCAATAGTAGATGGTCGAGTAGGAACACTCAGAACAATTTATTATGATTCAGCTGCACAAAGACAAATCGTTGATGATAATGTTGGTGAGATTGATTATACCGCTGGTTTAATTAACATTTTTGATATTAACATGTTATCTGTTGCTTCAGCTGACGGTTACATAAGACTATCATTTGAGTCGGAAAAAGGTATTGTTGAAACTATTAGAAGTACAATTATTACAATTGATGAAACCGACCCTACATCCATTACAATTGATTTAGTCAAAATATCTGATTAATTAAATGTCCAATTTAAAAACATCCATACTTGTTGCACAACAAGTACCTGAATACATAAATGATGAATATCCTTTATTCATTTCTTTCCTTGAAGCATATTATGAATTCATGGAAGAAGCTCAAGGCAATCAAAAAAACAATGTATTGACTCTCAGCAAAAACATGAGATATGTTTCAGATGTAGACGCATCTATTGGCGCATTTGAAAAAAGTTTCTTTAATAACTTTGCCTCTTTGATTCCTAGAGATGTTGAGGTAAATAAAGAAACACTTATTAAAAATGTTTTACCTCTTTATATTTCTAGAGGCAATGAAAAGTCATTTAAGTTATTGTTTAGAATGTTGTTCAATGATGAAGTTGATGTTATCTTACCAAAAAATAATGTCTTGCGAATATCAGATGGTAAATGGACAGTTGACAATCTTTTAAAATTAGAAACTGATATTCGTAGCACATATACAGGTACAGGTTCAAATACCACATTCTTTTTGGCTCAACAAGTTGATCCTGATGCGGTTGAAGTTTATGTTGACGATGTGTTAAAAACAATTAATACCGATTACACAATTCGAAAAGAATCTAGGAAGTTGGTTTTTAATTCTGCGCCTGTTTCAAACACAGCAATTAAAGTTGTATATGATGACTTTGATGTTACCCAACTAAACAATAGAAAAATTACAGGCCAAACATCAGGTGCTACTGCTATTATTGAAAGTGCTTCAAAGCGTATTATTACCGACCGATTAAACTTTGGTTTGCCATTTGAATTAATTATTGATAAGAAAACTTTAAGTGGCATATTTACCAATGGCGAACAAGTCATAACGGATATTATTGATCCTAATGGAACAAAGATAACACTTGTTGCGGATACATTTTCAATATTAACATCCATTTTGGTTACAGGTTCTGGTGCTTCATATAATGTTGGTGACACCGTAACTATTCTTGGTGGTGGCGCAACAAGTGCTGCCACGGCAGAAGTTGAATCTGTAACAGCTGGTCTAACAAATCGTATTGTTGTTAATTATGGCGGCGCAGGATTTAGTACTGCTTCTTTAATTTCAAGCTCTAACACTCCAGGCAACTCATTTCTTACTGGCGCTGTTGATGGTGTTGATACTTCTGGCGCTAATACTAATATTACATTTTTAGTTAATGATGATATTATTAATACGTATTCAAATATTACTTTATCTGCGGTTGATTATGGGTTTCCTTCACAGGTTATTCCAGCTGGCGAAAATATCAATACACGAATTTTTGATGCATTAAGCTCACTTACAATTACTAACTTAGGCCCAATAACCAATGCTATTATTTTATTCTCTAATACATCTGTAAATACGGCTATACTAGATTCTCAAGGTTCTCTTTATTTCTTAGGCAGTACGTTAAGTGATATCAAATCTTTTCGGGCAGTTGGTAGAATTGATGTATATAATGGCGGAGTAAATTACAAAGTTGGTGATGAAATTATTTTTGGTTCGAACCCTTCAGGCACATATGGATATGGCGCTGCAGCTGCGGTTACCGAAGTGGCTGGTTCAGGTACAATTACTAAAATAAAAGTTCAATCTCAAAGAGCTGCTGGCACCGCAAACATTTCAAATAATTCAATTGTTGTTACTGGAACAGGTACATCTTTTGGTGCAGCAGGAGAGCCTGGTGTTGGAGATAAAATTACTATTAGAAGTCAAGAACGATTTATTAATGCAGTCACATCTTCTACTACCGCAACCGTAAATGCAGCCTTCTCATTTAGTGATGGAACTGTATATTCAAACAATTCACCAATAGGTTCATTGTCGAGAGGTGTTATTGGTGGCATTAACTATACTCAAGGCAGTTTCCCAACAGTTACAGTTTCCTCATCTAATGGTTCTGGTGCTAATATTGCAATCACATCTTTGATGGGTGATGGTGAAAATTTGAATGCTCTTACCGATACCGTTCCTGGTCAAATTTTAAGAATTAGAGTTACATCAGGTGGTGCTGGTTATCAGTACATTCCACAAGTTGATTTGATAAACTTTGGAGATGGCTCTGCAACTGCAACAGCTCAAGTTGGTAATTCTTATTCCACTTTATCTGGCCGATGGACAACATCTGATTCCATTCTATCAAGTTCTGAAAGAAAACTCCAAGGTAATAATTATTATGTGGATTATTCTTACATAACATCCTCTCTGACAGAGTTTACAAAATATAAAGATGTTCTTCGCCAACTTTTACATCCATCTGGATTTGTAAACTATGCAGATTTGAATAAGAATTTAACTATAACACAGAAAGACACAGCTGTTTCCAGAACTATTACTAACCAAATTTCTGGTACAGTATCAGTATCAAACGGGTCAATCTATGTTACTGGAGTAAACACCAAATTTAATATTGCAAACTCACTTGGATCAATCACACTTGGTACCAATGTTGCAGTTAATGGCGAATTAAGAATTGTAAATAGTATCATAAGTAACACAAATATTTCGGTTTCTTCTGCATGGACTATGAATGCCAGCGCTCAAACTTTAATTATAGTGACATAAATAGATTTTATGGCAGCAATAACTAACAAAAAATTATCTTTTAATACAGCAGAACAATTCAAAGAATCGTTCTCGGAGGCTAATCCAACTATAGCATATGTCTTTATTGGAAACCATGTCCCCTATGCAAATGAGTCTTCTCCAGATTCTATTGTCGATACAATATCAGCAGAAAAAAATACTTGGGATAACATCTTTGCTGCGAAAAGAGCAACGGGAAATGATGTTGAATTAGTGGTTCCAAAGATTAACTGGACCTCAAATACCAAATATCGTCAATATGATGATACAGTTGAAGTTTCAACATTATTGTCTTCAAACACCACACAAAATTTGAAACCGATGTATGTAATCACATCGGCAAGAAATGTTTACAAGTGTGTTTCCAATAATGCATCTGCAAACTCCACAGTCGAACCTTCAGGTGACTATACAACTTCTAACGGTAACATCTCTACAGGTGATGGGTTTGTTTGGAAGTATATGTACAATGTTAAACCATCAAATAAATTTTTAACAACGCAATGGATACCAGCACCGACCTCTACAGCTGCATTAGACTATGGCGTCAATAGTTCTGGCGTTGTTGATGGAGAACTAACTACAATTGTTGTTACTAATCCAGGTGTTAATTATAGACAAGCTTCTAACATTAGGGTTGATTCTTTTACCTCTGGCCAAACATCGCTAAAGCTATCAAACACCTCACTAACTTTGTCTGTATTCAGTATTCCAACTTTGTTCAATTTAAGTAACTTGACCATTAGTGGAACAGGTATATTGGCAGATACTTTTATTAGTTCTATTTCAAACACAACAGGTATTATAACACTCTCATCTGCCACAAGTGGAGTTGGTGGTAATGCTAATAACATAACAATCTCAACCAGAGTTTATATTGCTGGTGATGGTATTGGTGCTGTCGCAAGCGCTACACTTTCCAACACTTCTTCTGGTGCTTCAGCAGCTCAAGCTAATATATCAAAGATTACTGTTTCTACTATTGGTTCTGATTATACCACAGCAAATGCATTCATTTACGGCTCAGGTTCTGGTGCTCAAACTAGAGTTATTTTACCGCCAAAGTTTGGCCACTCTTTTAATCCTGCTAAAGAATTAAGTGCAAATAATGTAATGGTTGCTGTTAGAATTGGTGAAATTGATTCTACTGAACAAGGATTAATTTCAATTGATACTTCGTTTAGACAAATTGGACTGTTGAGGGATCCATATAAATATGGATCAACTGTCGCAGCAAATACTGCTACAGCTAATTCTGTTATATCACAGACTACCAATTTAGATGTTGTTGCTGGAACTTCTTTTTCTTTGAATGAATATGTTTATCAAGGATCAGTATCTAATCCAAATGCCTACGGTTTTATTAACGCACAGACTACCAACGGAGTTAGATTAACAAAAGTCAAAGGGACATTTGTTACTGGTCTTCCACTCATTGGTTTTAACTCTGGCTCTTCTAGAACAGTTACCGCAACAGCTCAACCAGAATTCGAACCATATACAGGTGATATAATGTATACGGAAAATATAACAAAACTCGACCGGGCAGATGGCCAGGCGGAAAATATTAAACTAGTCGTAAGTTTTTAAGGACGGTCAATGGCTCTTGATACCAATTTTAATGTAAATCCATATTATGATGACTATGATGAAGATAAGAAATTTCTTCGCATGTTATTTAAGCCAGGCTATGCTGTTCAGGCTCGTGAGTTAACACAACTTCAAACAATTTTACAGAAACAAGTACAGAGATTTGGTAATCATGTATTTAAAAATGGCTCTGTTGTAACAGGTGGCCAAACTTTTTTCCAAAATGTAATTTCTTTAAAGTTAGATTCAACTTTTCTAGGTTCTGCGGTAACAGTTAGTAACTTTACTGATAAAACACTCGTTGATAATAATACCAATCCTACGCAAAGAGCTTTTGTACTTAAAACTTTTGATGCTGACGCAGGCACTGGTGATCCTAAAACTTTATTGATTAAAGAAATTTATGGCACTCCATTTGTAGCTGGTAACACAATTAAAACTTTTGAGACTAACACCGTATCTGCAAATATAGCTACAGCAGGTGTTGGCACTGGCCAAGTTTTTTCAGTCAATGAAGGCGTATATTATTATGAAGGATTCTTTGTTAAAACGGATGCACAAACTATTGCCGTTTCAAAGTATTCACAAACAGCCAATGCACGAATTGGTTTTGAAATTACAGAATCAACAGTATCTTATACTTCCGATACTTCATTGTTGGATCCAGCTCAAGACGCCTCCAACTTTCAAGCTCCAGGTTCCGACCGTTACAAGATTCAAATGACTCTTACAATGAGAAGTCTCGAATCTATAGACGATACAAAATTTATAGAACTTGCTCGAATTGAAGAAGGCACTTTGACCAAGTACGATAGATTTCCAATTTATGCAGTATTGGAAGATACTCTTGCTCGAAGAACGTATGACGAATCTGGCAATTACACAGTTAAACCATTTAAATTAGCGATTGAAACATCATCTGCAAACTCTGCTAACATGAGTCTTATCTTGTCACCAGGTAAAGCTTATGTTTATGGTTATGAACTTGAAACAGTTGGATCAACAATAATTAATATTCCAAAACCAAGAGAATTAGCTTCTGTAACAGGTAAGCGTATTACAGCCGACTATGGATATTATGTCTATGCTAATACTCTCTATGGCACGTTGCCAATCAATAGTCTCCAGACAGTAGACCTACATTGTGTTCCAAACAGTTCAATCAATGTAACATCCACTGCAACAATTTCAAATACAAAAGTTGGTACAGCTAGAATTAAATCGGTTCAATTTGATTCAACTTCAAATACATCTAATGCCTCAACATATGAATACAAGGTATTTTTAACAGATGTAAATGTTGGTTCATTAACCGGTTCCGTAAATAGTGCAATTAATATAACACATGTTCAAATTGCAAACACACTAGGATTGGCTAATAATCGTTTAACAACCGATAATGCTTATCGTGGTGCCAAATTTAGAATTACTTCAGGTCCAGGCGCTGGAGAATTAGCAAAAATTATTACTAACTATAGTGGCGTAAATCAGACAATTCAGTTATCTGAGCCATTCATTACACCACTAACAACAGCTTCTACATACTCAATTGATTTTGAATTTAATGATGTTAAGTCTGTTGTTGTTACATCTGGCGCCGGTGCAGCTGCAAGAGTTGCTGCGGTTGATATTGACGACCGGTCAAAAGACCACTCAACGGCATTTGATGACACTTATATTTCTGATACAACTTCAGAACAATTATTGTTTGCTTTAGGTGAAAACTTTGTTGCCAATAATACAATTACAGGTCTCTCATTATCATATAGAAGATTGTATGAGTCGCTAACATTTGCATCAGGCCTGTCTCCAACATTGTCAGTAGGTGCTGGCGAAGCTTTATCTACAGCATCTTCCACAAGTACAAGGCAATCAAATTATCAAGTCGTGGTTACAAATGCTGGTACTTCTTCATATCAACTTGGTAAAACAATTCCTACTGACTTGTTTACAGTTGATATTGCCACAAGAAGAATTACAGTTACTAATGGTTTGAATTTAACTGCTAACGTCTATGCAACCATTGATTCCACTTCTCCTAATGAGAAAACGAAAACATACGTGCAGGCAAACACAGATTTGCAATTAACATCAGGTTTAAATCTTTTCAGTAATGGTGCCGTAAACCTATTCACAACACCTGGTCAACTCCATATTTCGGCAAACACAGTTGTTAAGTCACCTACAGTATCTCAGTCATTGTATGTTCCTGATGTAATTAGAGTTGTTTCCGTATTAGACTTTAACAATACAAACATTACACAGGCCAATGTGGCAAGTGCTATTGATATTACATCAAGGTACACGTTAGATAATGGCCAAAGAGATTCTTATTATGACCATGCATCTATTAAATTAAAACCTGGTGTTTCTGCTCCAGTCGGTCCACTCGTTGTCAAATTTGATAAGTTCTCATCATCTGGTGCTGGATTCTTTAATGTGGATTCTTATGATGCAGCTTTTGGTTATGAGAATGTGGGTTCATATACATCAACCAATGGTATTGAATATTCTCTCCGTGACTGTTTAGACTTTAGACCAGTTCGTGCTGCGGCAACTGTTGCAACGGCAAATACTGTAACATTTGATGTTGACTCATCTACAACCGGTCCAAAAATTCCAGAAAATGGTTCTGATATTATTTTGAGTTATCAATATTATTTGCCAAGACATGATAAAATTATTCTAAACAAAGATAGAACATTTGAAGTTATTAAAGGCATCTCTAGTTTATATCCAGAAGATCCAAAAGATAAAGACAATGCTATGACATTGTATATCTTGCGTAGTCCTGCATATGTTGCCAACACATCTAATGTTACAACACAATATATCAACCACAGAAGATACACAATGCGTGACATTGGTGCTATTGAAAAACGTGTTGAAAATATTGAGTATTACACAGCATTGTCACTACTTGAACAGAACGCAATTTCTAAACAAGACTTGACAATTTTGGACTCTGCAAACTTGCCTAGATTTAAAAATGGTATTGTTGTTGATTCTTTTGATGGCCATTCAGTTGCCGATGTGGCAAAAGTTGACTATCGTGCATCTATTGATTCACAAGCAAAAGAATTGAGACCATCATTTAACATTACACCAATCACATTGGAATTTGATGCGGCCAATTCATCTGGCTTCCAACAAAATGGTTCATCAATTATCATATCAACAACTGATACCACATTCATCAGTCAACCAAAAGCTTCTAGATCGTTGAGTGTTAACCCATTCAATGTGACTAGTTATATTGGTAAAGTTTTTATTGACCCAACAACAGATATTTGGTTAGATACAAATAGACTGCCACAAGTTGTTATTAATGTTGGTGGTACTAAAGATGTATGGGATAAAATTACATCCTCAACATCTCCTTTTGATTTCACTTGGGGCAATTGGCAAGAAAACTGGACAGGAAGAACAGTCACAACTGAACAAGACAACCTTGAAACTACAAGACAATTTGGTACAGCAACACGTTCAGGTATAGTTTCTAGGGTTGTGCCAGAGACCATCACACAAAGTATTGGTGATAGACTTATAGACTTTTCTATTATTCCGTTTATGCGTGAGAAAGGTATTGTAGTTGTTGGCTCTGATTTTAAACCAAATATCACAATGTTTCCTTTCTTTGATACTACATTGATTGAAAGTTTTACATCTCGGGCTAATAAGTTTATTCTGCGTGAAAACAAATTAAATTACCGCACAGAGGTAAGTAATTTTGAACTAGTTAATATTTTCAATAACACAACCTCAACCACAAACGGTACGGCTGTTATTGTAAGAACTTCAAATACTGAAGCATTTATTATTAACAACCAGCCTAGCGGATCATATAACTTGGCTTCCGCCAACTTGATTGGCCAAAGCACAGGAACAACTGCTAGAATAGTTGGTTATGAACACTATAGTGGTTTGTGTCAAGGTGCTGCGGCATCTTCTATCACACTAGATTTGGATGCTACAACAGCCAATAACATTACCGATTATAACGCAGCTACAATCTTTGTTGTTTCAGGAACTGGTGCTGGTCAACAAGCAACTATTTCAACATATAATCCAGCTACAAGAGTGGCATCAATTTCATCTTCTTGGACTACAACGCCAGTTGCAAACAATTCAGTATACTCAATTGGCAGATTAAAAACTACCGCAGCAGGTGATGTTGCAGGTTTATTTACTATACCTGCTTCCACTTTCCGCATTGGTGAGAAACGCTTAAGATTGATTGATAATAATATCAATGATGTTGTAACTTCATCCACAAACGGAGATACTTCATTCTTTGCACAAGGTTTAATTCAAACTGTAGAAGAAACAATTCTTTCAATTACACAACCAACAATTCAAAGAAGTGCGGTAAACGCAGAACAACCTATTTCTAGGATTATAGGACAAAGAAGAATCCCAGATCCTGATATATCTGGATGGTTTGATCCACTTGCACAAACATTCTTAGTTGACCCATTAACATACCCACAAGGTGTGTATATAAGTCGTTTGAGTGTTTGCTTTAAAACAAAAGATGATACTGTTCCAGTTACATTGCAATTGAGGCCAACGGTTAACGGTGTTCCATCTGCATCAATCATTTATCCAAATGGTACTGTTGTATTGACTCCTGATAAAGTTAACACAACTGATTCTCCAGATTTGGATGATGCTACAAAATATACTGAGTTTAAGTTTGATGCACCTGTATACATGCAGCCTGGTGAACATTCATTCGTATTGTTCTCCAACTCAAACAAGTATGAAGCTTATATTGCTGAGATTGGTAAGTTAGATATTGTCCAACAAAGACAGATTTCAGAACAGCCATATGGTGGTTCTCTATTCCTATCTCAAAACGGTTCTACTTGGACTGCTGATCAAAATTCAGACATGTTGTTTAGAATTTACCGAAATGTATTTTCAACATCACCTGCACAATTGCGATTTAGAGCAATTGCACCAGCTGCAAATGTGCCATATGATTTAATGCACCTAATCACAAATGATGTGGTTATTTCTAATACGTCTGTATCTTACCAATTTAATTCTGTAGTTGATGCTGGCGGTGGTTCAGCTGGTTTTAAACCAATTACGCCACTTAAAGACTATTACATGGATGATGGCGGAGGTCGCCGTGTAATTACAACAAGCAATAACTCTTTGATTGTAAATGCAACATTGACTTCATTGAATCCAGCAGTTACTCCAGTTGTAGATTCAACTCGTTTTGGCGCTTTAACAATTCGTAATATCATCAATGATTTGCCACTAAGAAATTCTGAGGTATTTGTTACTTCATCAGGCACAGGTTACGCAAACACTAGTGATGTTACGGTAACTATTACAGGCGGTGGTGGTTCAGGTGCAACCGCTGTGGCAAATGTTGTAAGTAATACAGTTAATTCAGTTTACATTACAAATCCAGGTTCTGGTTATACAACTTCTCCTATAATCACATTAACGCCTGGCTCAGGTGGTGGTTCTGGTGCTGTTGCAATTTACAATGGTGAAGATAAACAGTTTGGCGGAAACTCTTATGTTCGTTATATTCTCCGTAAAATTATTTTGAATGATGGTTTCGATTCGGGTGATTTGCGTGTATACTTAACAGCTTTCAAACCAGCTGATGCAAAAATACTTGTTTATTACAAGATTCTTTCTAAGTCCGATTCTGATTTGTTCGATAATAAGAACTATCAGTTAATGACAGAACTTGGCAACGAAAACTTTGTTGCTGTTAACCGAAATGATTATCGTGAATTGGTATTTGCACCTGGAACTGGTGGTGTAGCAAACAATTCTGTTAGTTATACAACTGATACAACCGGTTTCTCAACATTTAGAACCTTCTCAATTAAGATTGTAATGGCAGGTACAGATACAATCGATGTTCCAAAGATTCGTGATGTTCGTGCAATTGCATTCCCAGCAGGTTAAAATATGCCATTAGTACAAGTTAACGATTCTACTTTTGTTCGAGATACTCATTCCAAAGCCATTCTAAATACAGACATAAATGGTTTAAATGAGTATCGTATGAAGCGTGAAATCTCTAAACGCCAGCAAGAAGAAAAACAACAAGATAAACAACGACTGGATAAGCTAGAACAAGATATGCAAGATATTAAACAGTTGTTATTGCAAATTGCTGCAAATCAGGATAAGTAATGCCTATAATTTCACAATTAAATACCGCAAACACATTCAGTCAATGGTTGACGGGAACACAAGACCTCATCACAAGGACTAACTCCTTGGTCGAAGGTGGCAGTGGCTCCATTTTCTATTCAAATACCAACCTTTCGGTTGCTAACAACCTTACAATTGGTGGCGATTTAACAGTATCGGGAAATATTGTCCTTGATTCAATTAGTTTTGATGATATCAACTCTAATGGTTCGGCTTCTTTTGCAAACAATCTATCTGTAACAGGTAACACAACTTTAACTAATCTTGCTGTATCTGGATCAGCAAATATTTCCACTTTAACAAGTGCATCCGGTCTATTAACTTCATCTACAAATATTCTTGTCAATGGATTTGCATTTTCTTCAAATGCTAATGTAAGAACTGGTGTTACTACTTTTGCTGTTACGAATTCAGGTTCAGGTGCTTATCTATTTGACCAATATTCTGGTAACAATCCTGACATATATTTACATCCAGGCCAAACAGTTTCATTTAATATTAATGCTTCAGGACATCCATTTTTAATAAGACAGTCAAATGGCGGAGTACTTTATAATGTAGGACTTACTCATGTATCAACAGCTGGTGTTGTTACTACTGAAAGTGGTGCTCAAGCAAAAGAAACTGGAACACTTATCTGGAAAGTTCCTTTTGCATTAACAGGTAACACTTATGTTTACCAGTGTCAAAATCACTCAGGTATGGTAGGCAACTTAATTATACAACAAACTGTAACAGCTGTTGGACTTATAGCCTCAGCTGTTTCAGGTGATGGCCTGGCCTTTGCAATTGCACTAGGTTAAATAGATAAATAGAATATCAAGGAAAATAAAAGATGGCTAATACCTTCAAGAATTATTTCGGTGCAAATGTATCCGCAAATACTACAATTTTTACCGCTGGCAGTGGTGTCTCAGCAACTGTCATTGGCATGTCCATTGCAAACTTAACAACTTCTCCAGTAAGTTGTAATGTGTTTGTAACTGCAAGTGCAGCTGACTATTACATGGTTCGAAATGCTACGATTGCAGTCGGAGGCGCCTTTGTTCCGATTGGTGGAGATCAGAAGTTGGTCCTAGAGGCAACAGATGCAATTAAGGTTTCATCATCAGCCGGGTGTGATGTGATCCTGTCTGTCCTAGAAATAACTTAATTGGAGTTAACTAATGTCTTTTCTAGGTAACACACCCACCACTCAGTCATTTACATCTCTTACTGAAAGATTCAATGGCGATGGTAGCACAACTACTATCACATTGTCTAGAGCGGTGTATAATCCCTCTGACATTGAAGTTCTTGTTAACAATGTTCAACAGGATCCATATGAGGCATATACTGTAAACGGAACACAAACCCTCACGTTTACTGGAGCACCATCAGTTGGCACTGGTAATATTATTGTTACCTATCGCAACTATACAATCACTAAATTTATTCCTGCTGAAGGTACTTTAACTGCTGCATCAATTATAGACGGTTCAATTACTGGTGTCAAGCTTGCATCTAGTACAATTACTGGCGATAAGATTGGATTGACTGCAATTACTGGTAACCTGATAGCTGCTACCACTATTACAGGCGATAAACTTGGCCTATCATCAATCACTAGTAATCTGATTGCAGCTAACGCTATAACTACAGCAGCGATTGCAGATGGTTCAATCAATACATCCGAACTAGCATCAGGAGCTGTAACAGGCGATAAGATTGGCCTTACAGCAATCAACGCAAATAACATCGTTGACGGAACAATTTCAAACGCAAAACTTGCATCACCAGGTGCAACAACAGGAAAGGCAATAGCGATGGCTATTGTATTTGGAGGATAAAACTAAATGGCCGCACCTAATATTGTCAACGTATCGTTGATTAATGCAAATTCAAACAACATGACCTTGTCTACCACAAGTGAGATTGGTTTGCT